TATTTCATGACGCGTCTGCAGTAGTGGATGGATCGGGGGCTGGGAAGCCACCAGTTGGCCGAACTGGACGCGGGCGCAGACGCCAACGGCGCGGGTGAGGCGTTATCCGTAGGGGCGCTGCCCCTACACCCCTACAATGCCGGCTCACTTCATGGGGGCCGTATGAGCTACAGACCGCAGAACAACCACGACGGGCTATGGTGGGAAATCGCCCTGGGCATCTTTGTTGGCCAGCTGATGACCGCAGCATTTGCCAGCGTGGTGGCGCTGTGCCTGGGCTACTTCACCCTGCGCAGCGTTAGCGCAGCGCTACCGACAGTCGCGCCACAACCGCTATACACACCCCGCTCCCAGCGCGCAGAGCCGCCAACGCTGCAACTGCGACCACTGGAATCGGACGAACGATGCATTCAGCACAAACGATTCCGCAGACTGTCGAACGGCTGGCAGGAGTTGCCAAACGATCCATGCTGACACTACTTGTGCACGCATGGATAATTATTTATCTGACGCGTCAGATTTATGGGTAGCGCCGGGCAAGCTCACCGACCAGGCGCGCGACGGTCTGCGCAGCAGATCCGTTGTCAATGCTCTTGCGGATCAGATCGAGCAGGAGCCCATCAGACAACTGACCTGGCCGAGCATGCCCCACGCGTAGACGCAAAGCCTTGCGGGCACGGTACTGAGCAGAACGCTCAGCATCGGTCATAGCCGCATCGCCACGTGGCGACCGGCCGACTCGCGGAGGTTGTTTTTCTGACACGTCAGGAATACCGGCGGACCAGCTCACCGGCCAGGTCAACGACCGCTTCGCGCTGACCCTTGGCGATGGCACGGCGGATCGCCTCCAACACGACAGCATCGCTGACCGGCTCACCACCGATGCCAGACGTGTTGATGCAATCACTCCACGCGTACATCGCCGACACCTTGCGCCGGGCGCGGTACAAGCGACTGTGATCAGCAGCAGACTGCGCAGCAACGCCATTGGCTGGCGGACGCCCACGGCGCTTCGGAAGCTGCATTTCCAGGGTGCCGGGGTCTTTGTCGTCGCGCATTGAATAATCCGTCGTGTCGATGTAGACATATTAATCTGACGCGTCAGAAAAGTCTAATGGTCGTTAGTTATGTGATGCGTCACGTAACTACACCTGCAAGGTCGTAGCGGCGTCGTGGTGTTCTTGGTGTAGGCCTTGTTTTCGAGAACGTCATCTACCTACGCGACGTGCTGCTGAAACGCCGGCAGCGACACAATGAGCACCAACAGGCCGAGGTGGCCAACGTAATAACCGTAGAACGCCCAGCGCAGCCGCGGGAGTGGCCACCACACGTACCCAAGCGCCAGAACAGGCAGAGCCGCCAGCGCCCACACGTTGCCGTTATACCAACACAGCGCAGCCATGCTGGCCAGGACTCCGGCGAACCATTGCAGGCGGCCGCTGCGGAACCAGCCCCATGCCGCCAGGACCAGCAAAACGCCGAACCACTGATAGTCAACCAGCACTGGGACCACGACTACGAACACGAACGCATAGAGCCAGTGCCGTGCGTGGACAGTCCACACCAGCAGCGCAGCACATGCGAACGTCAACAGCACGTTGAGCGGCATCCAGTAGCCGAACGCCCAGGCGTGGAATGGCTGCGCCAGCAGCCCCCAGCCGGCAAGGCGCAGCACCGATTTCGCATAGTCGGCACGAGGCTGGGCGAGGTTGTACGCCATAACCAACGCGAACACCGGGAACGCGATCCGCCCCAATTCGGATAAGACCGGCACATAGCCGCCGAACAACACCTTCGCCACGTGATCGCCGGTCATCAACACCAACGCAATCCACTTCAATGCCTCGCGGCCGCTGCTGGTCATGTCACATCTCCAGCGTGGTGGATGGCGTGGTGGTCTTGGTGCTGTATGCCTTCGACTCAGGAAAGCTGCCCTGTGTGCGCGTAGAGCGCTGCACAGCGACGCCATTGAGGCCAGGTGCAGCCACCCCACCCTGCGCCGCCTGTTGCTGCTGGGCGGGCTGCTGCTCGTTCTGGCGCTGCTGGCGATACGGGTTGTAGACCGGACCACGCTTGGCAATCGTGCGGCACTGCGGCTGATCAAGGTCATAAGCGGTGCCCTGCTCTGTGATGCACGTGCAGGACGCTTCCTTGTGCTTACCCTGCGCATCGGTGCCCGCGAGCGACGACATGCAGATCAACATCGGATCGGCAGTGATGCTGCGATCATCGAACACCGGTGCAGTCCACGGCATGGTCCCGAAACGGGGAAGGTGTTGTTTGGCATATTCGGTGGGAGATTCCCAACGCGGACCATCACGCCGTGCGGTGGTCGCAGACCCGCCAGGGGCCGCATCGGCTGACGCCGATTGCGTCCCCTTGCCTCCGAGTTTGCCGGCCATCGCGCTGGGCTTGAGCATCGTGTAGGCGAGCCATCCAAGCGCGATGGCAAGGATGACCAAACCCGGCAACGCCATCACTTTCCACGGAATGCGCGGCTTGATCGTGTGCACCTCAGCCGACTTGTATGCGCCGAAGATCGAGGAAGGCAGCAGACGCGTGGTGCGCTGAGCAAGATCGCGTTTAGCAGACGATTTGATTTCTTCGTTCAACTCGCCCCAGCGGAACACGTCAATCATCTTAGTTCCGAAGCGACGCACCACGTGGGTGTGTGCGCCGATCAATCCACGCACGAACGGGTACAGCTGATTCGGCTGCTGCGTCGTCCACACAAAGTCAAGTCCGCGATGCCGATGCTCAGCAAGGTCAAGCACGTGTTTGGGCGTCTGCTGGCGCGTGGCGTCGTGCAAATGGCCATACCACTTCCATGCTTCGTCTACGAAGATCAACGAGCCATTCGGCACGACATAGTTGCCATCTGCATCCTTGTCGTTCCACTTGCGGGGATCGTCCAGCACGGTCGCCAGACCGTCCTGCAATCCATCGATTCCTGCAGCGAAAATCGGCCGCTCGGCGCGCTTGGCCTCTTCGACCAGGCGCTCCATCATGAGCGCGGTTTTACCATTGCCGGGTTGCCCGGTATATAGCTCGATTGGCATTACGGCTTGGCTCCGAATCCACGCTTAAACAGGAACAGCCGCCCTTGCATGATGGCGTGCTTGGCTGCAACCGCAGAGATAACCATGGTCAGTGCCTTGTCGAACTGAAGCACGCCAAACCATGCCATCGCGTCTGCACCGAGTTGGCCGTTGCCGCTGCCCATGCCTTGGGCGTAGTCCTTGAGCAGATCGATGGCAGGCTCAACGACCATTTTGATGGTGCCGAAATTGATGCCGAGCCACACCAGCGCGGTCATGATCCATAGACCGATACGCGACTTGAACAGCCATGCCAGCGCGGTGACGAGTTGTGCGATTAACCAGGGCATTACGCGCTACCTCCTTGACTCATCAGACGTAGGGAAACCAGGGATGCCATGACCAGCACAATTTGGCCGCCAAGCACCATCCACTGGCAAAACTTGGACGTGTCGAAGTGCAGCGTCTGGCCGAACACCGCAACATCGGGAATCGTTGGACACGTACGGCTATAGCCGAAACCCTGCGTATCGAGTTCGCCAGTCGGATAGCCCTCTTGTCCATAACCTGATTCATCGGAAAACGCGTCAGCGGGCTTGCCATCGGCACCGATGTCAGCTGTGCCATTGCCAGTGATCGCATCGCGAATCGCCTTGACGTCCGCATTGTTTCCAGTGCCACCACCGCTATTGTTCGCAGCCTTTTCCAGCGCACATGCAGCACGCCATTGCATCAGCAATTGCGAGTACTCAAGAGCCTTACAATTCGTGCCGACGCACACGGGCATCGCTGCACACGAACCGCCTGTGATGTTTACGTCGCGGCGTGTGTTGCAATCAATGCGCCATTGAATCCGCGCCTGACCGCACATGATCGCGTCACCGCTACAACTCGGCGGCGAATCGCAGCTATCACCGCCAGAAAACTGGCTCTTGTCGCCCTCCCCCGGCTCGTCAGGCTCGCCATCGCCATCACCATCCTTTTTACACGTGCCATCGGGACCACGCACTTCACCAGCAGCGCATTGACCATCGCCGGGGAGACATGAGCCGCTGGGCGACCTGATCTGACCAGCAGGGCAATCGTTCTTCTTCGGTGCGCATGTGCCGTCAGCCTGAAGCAACATGCCTTCGGGACACTTATTCGGCGAACACCCGCCCTTACCGTCAGGCACCTGACCTTCCGGACACTTTTCATTCGGCGGCGGCTCACACACGCCCAGATAGCCATTCCAGACATAACCACCGGTCATCGCGTCGCAGGTTTTCTCCGGATCCTTCGGACAGATTGCGCCCGTGGCGTTCCAAGTCATCGTGTCATCGCTATTGCCGAACCAAACACCGTCGCATCCATTGCGGCAACCGATGCTGCCATTGCGCGCAGTACCCACATACGTACCCCATGGGCCAGAACCAGTGTAATCAGGCTCCTGATCGCAACCCTTAGACCACGCGAAATAACCGTAGTAAGCCCGATACCAATCACAACTACTACAGTCCCTTGTTTCAAATTGGCCGCGATACGCGTGACTGCCCTGCTCGACATTGCACTCGGGATTCCTGTCGTTAGCACCACGGCCACGGGAGGCTAGATAGGCAGCGGTTTGCGACATACATGCGGAATACGCAGCGCCTTGCGTTCCGAAGTCTTCCGCACTGGCACAACCAATGCCACACCATGCGAGCGTTGCCGCTACAAGCACGTAGGCGAGGCGACGCGCAATCGCGGATGCAAACACGCGTGCGAGCCACCCCATTATTCGAAATCCACGAAGACAATCGCGCAGGCCACCAGCCAGGCGCCCAACCAAATCCACCCTTCCATCGCCGCTCCCCTGCCCTATCCCCATAAAAGACCGGCGGGAGGGAGTTGGCCCTGTCCGCCGGTGGTCGTTACATGGCGCGGCGCACCCACTTGTAGACCTTGATGCCCACCATGACGGTCAGCACTGCACCGCCGATAGCGGCAATGGGGCCTGCCGCGCCCTGGATGGCCGACACCACATCACCCACATCCACGCCACCACCGCCGGAGGCGAACGCCGGAGCGGAGACGAGAGCGGCCGAGCCAACTGCGGCGAGGGCAGCGGTCTTGTTCTTGAACAGGGTCTTGAGCTTGCGCATTGCATGTCCTCCTAGGACTGTTGAATTTTTTTGCGGATGAGCCGGAACACATACGCCGTGGCCCAAAGGAACGCGATTGCGCTACCAATGGCCTGGGCATCCTTCACCGCCAGTTCCGGCAAGAGTGACGGTTGAGGAATCCATATCACTGCCGTGCACGTCCCCGCCGCCGTGTCCAAATCGGCTTCCAGGCATGCGGGAACGAGCACGGCCATGGGTTAGGCGACCCGCGCCGCAGGCTGTACAGCTTTGGCAGTGGCATCAGGGATCAGGCGGATACGACGACCGAATTCGAGACCACCGAATTTGTTGTTCTGCAACGACTTGGGATCGATGATGTAAAAACCTTCACCGTAGGGCGCTTGATCCTCATCAAGACCGATGGTGAAAGGCAACGGGAAATCTCCATCGCGCAGCACAGCTGCGGTCTGCTCACGGAAATGCGTCGCGGGCTTACCCTCACGCGCAGGAAAGGAACGAACAGCGACAGCGGAGCTCATGACTTGGACTTTCATAGTGGACTACCTTCCAGGCGAATGTCCGGCCGAAAATGAATGTGACTTTCCACGGAGACGGCCAGAACTCTCCGGTAAGCCTGTCGAACCATCCGCCCTTCGCTTTGCGGATATCCGCTTCCCCGCCGAGAGCTTCACGCGCATCTTTCGGGGCTTTCCACCAGCGCAACTCGCGCTTAGATTCGGTATCGAGTCCACCAATCCCGTGGGTGCGGAAGCCTTTGGGAAAAGCTCCAGCTGTAAGGGCAGTGAACTTGCTCGCGTATTTCGCGAGATAGCCGACGCAGTTGCGGGCTTTCTCAATTTGCGTTGTGCCATGTGGCCACCAGCCGCGTTGATCAACCTTGCCGAAATACATACCAGTGGGAACCCAAAGCATCACGTGATAGTGCGGGCGGAATCGCTGGGTGAGTTCTCCGACCCATACGTAACGAAAGCTTTCACGGTTCCACCGTGCGCGCCCAGATTTAAGGCGATTGAAGTGGCCGCGCATGCGTTTAAATAGTTCGCTAACGTCACGAGGGCTGCTGTCGCTTCCATCACGGTAGGTGAGCGTGAGGAAATACCACGCACCCCGGAAGGAACCTTTTTTCGCTTCCTGGTCATGCAGACGTGCTCCGGTAATCACGGACTTTCGCAGCCGTTGCGCCCGCGCTTGCAGCGGGTCAATTTCGATGGTCACGGTGCCTGTCGTAGAGGCCCGCGTGTCACTTGTTTTGTAATGGACAAGCCCAAGGGCCAGCGCTGCGCGCTGGCCCTCTGCGGTCAATGCGACCGGATGCGCCGCGTCGAACTCACGCACGCTTGTACCGACCACACGCTTGTCCTTTTGGATCTTCTCTGCGGCAATTTCAGTGCGGCGCGTAGCGGCCTGCATGACGCCGACAGATGCATCAAACGCAGAAAGCTCACGCGATTGCGTGGGTTGATCCTGCATGCGGATACGTGCGTTTTTCGAGGTGCATGCAACACACAAACCGCCTGGAAAAAAGTAGGCAGTAGGGTCGCCGCAGAAGGAGCATGTGCCGTCAGACATCGTTCTCATCCTCAGAGAGCGAATCAAAAAAGACATCAAAGCAGTCGTCGCACAAAACACCTTCCTCAGTGCAATGGGCAAAGACCGCACGATCAAAACGGCCGCACCGCTCGCACTCGAAAACAAGAAAATCAACCACGGCACACCTCGCGCTTGGCGCTACAAATCGTGACGCGTCGCGAAACAGTCGGCGCGACCAGGCCAACGTAGCTTTCGATGATGAAGACCTGTTCGCGGTGTGCGCGCAGCGCAGCTTCGGCGCGACGGTCAAGAATCCACGCGACCAATCGGGCGAGGCCGACGATCACGGTCAGCGCGGAAGCGCCGAGCAATGCAAGTGCGTTGGTGTCAGTCGACAGTGCCATTAGGCGGCCTCCGCGACGGTGACACCACGAACGCGGAAATCGCGGACTACATCGCCATACTTGAAACCATCGGCGACCAAAAAGGCAATGCGAGCAGCGGCATCGTCACGCGCTGCATTACGGGTCGGATGCGAAGCGAGGACCACCCAGCGGCGACCGTCGCGGTACTGAACCTGATATTCCATGGTGAAGCCCCTATCCCCTACCCTGACCCGTGACCCCCGGGGGATACCGGGGGGCGGGGCGCTTAGCCGCGCTAAACGCTGATGCTTGTATAGTTCAGCGAAACACGAATGTAAAGGTTAGCTAAACATGAGCGCGGAAAACGAACTGATCGACCTGGTGCGAGCAGGAGGAAAATTCAGTTCAGACAATGCGTTAGCTCAGAAGCTGGGCATCACCAGGGCAATGGTGAGCTCGTGGCGCTCGGGCAGATACGCGATGCCGGACGACCAAATTGCGCAGCTTTGTGCGCTAGCGAAGCTGGACGGAGCCAGCTGGATGGCAAGGATTCACACTGAGCGTGCTGGATCGGCAACAGAGCGCGCCCTGTGGCAGTCAATCCTGGACCGGCTGACCCCGATCACCGCAGTGGTCGGGGCGCTGGCATTATGCGAAATTCGGAATCGTGCTGTTGACGCTGCTTTGCACCGTCGCGGCCTATTACTGCAGCCCACTCCACAGGAAGCGGACTGGACAATGACGTTTGACACCTACGAGCGCGTAGACCTGACCGGCCCTTGGGCCGGTTTTGGTTTTCAGGGACATCGATTCTTCACACCAGAAAATTACGACATCGACCCTTGCGGCATGCGGTACTGGGCGCTGACCTGCGCCATCGCACGGGAGTGGTCGCTGATGATGTCCGAAGAACGCAACGCGCGCTCGGCGAACCCGCGAACGCCTACTGCCACAAGGTCTCCGGGGTCGCGGATTTCTGCAGACGCCAACGTGATCTACCTGCGGGACGTCCTCCGGCGCAGGCGAGAAACGCGGTTATCAGTGGGGAGGGATCCGGGGTTAGCCGACAGTGGCAAGCGCAGCCCGGCTGGACGGGGGCGGCGGCGTCCACGGCGCGGGTGAGGCGTTTATCCGTAGGGGCGCTGCCCCTACACCCCGGCTAAATGCGAACTGACAGATCCAGGCGAAAAGCCGCGCCCCTGTGACTGCGCCCCGCAGGGGCTGTCAATGACACGAAACGGA